AATTGGTGGCAACGACTGGTCTGGTCTTACAGGCAACACTCGTGTGGGTGAAATATTAATTAAGGGTGGCTATGCCGTTAATGGTGACGGCGGAACTCCTTGGAATTGGGCATCACAATCAAACAAACCCATTTTGTTGGTTAGGGGTGGGGTTGCTATAGGTTCTATAAATTCAGAATACGGCGAAATATTTGGTTACGATACTCCGAGTTCTTCCATATCTGTTGGACAGTTGGTTATGTCAAGAGACTCTACACTTTGGACAAATTCAATGGGTTGGCAATTTGGTGTTACCGCAGGAGCAACAGGAGCCACCGCAATCGTTGGTGGTATATTCGGTGATACCTCTACTTGGATTCGTATGAGTGACGGCGTTCAATTGTTCAACAAGAATCTTGCTAGAACATTCAAGAATACTACTTATAGTGCAGTCAACTTTAGCATCAACGATTCTAATTTTGAACCTGAGAATCTCAGAAGAGAAACAAATTAATGTAATTAAGTTGCTTTGCTTACGAAAGGACGACTCCGAAAGGGGTCGTCTTTTTATTTCTAAATACTATTATGGAAAAAGATTACGGTATACCAAAGTATCTTGAAGGAGGAAGGCTGTCTATACAGCCTGAAAATACCAATCCAGCATTAACCACAAACTTTGTGTTCCTGCTTCCTAAAATACCAAATGTAGTATTCTTTTGCACTAGCGTTTCTTTGCCTGGCATGACCTGTAACGAACTTGCTTATAAAACAGGCAGAGGAATATCGTATAAAGTTCCTGGCTCGGAAATATCTCACGGCGAACTAACCTTTACTTATCTTGTAGACGAAAAAATGAACAACTTCAAAGAACTACAAGAATGGTTTAGAAAAATGACTGCGTTCAGAGATTTTTCTAATGTTTCAGAAATGCGTAATTGGTTGAGCGAGGAAGGGCAACTAATAGTTTTGTCTGCTCGAAAAACTGCAAAGTATCGAATAACCTTTCGAGGTTTATTTCCTTCAAAAATGTCGGGTGTTACTTTCAATAGTGCGGATACTGAAGCAAACAATCTAGCAGCAACCTGCAACATGAATTTCACATATTACAATTGGGAGCCGATGAATGGCTAAAGAATACGATCTTCCTGATCGTCCTAGACGAGCAGAACAAAGTGTAAATCTTTCAATACCTCAAAACTTTCAGTTGGGTGTAAAGAAAATGCCTGCGTTCACCTATTCGGTTCAAACTGTAGCATTGAACGAAATGGGTGGAGATCCGATGGATGTCTCGTTTGCTTTAGGCCCAAATCTTAAACTACCGGCTGCTGCACCAAGAATTTCCGCCTTTACTGTAACATTCGTTGTTAACGAAGACCTTTCAAATTACTACGAGATTTTACGGTGGATGCGTGAGGCTACACCATACAAAGATTTCGATGAAATACAACCTCTGAAAGAAGTCTGGCAAGAAGCGTTTCTGCTGTATCTAACCAATAAAAAGAATCCGTATCGCAAAATTACTTTCCGAGGAATATTCCCCACAGAATTATCAGGCTTGGAATTCAATTACGCAGACACGGAAGCAAAGCCGCTAATAGCCACAGTTAAATTTACAATTAACGACTATATTATTGAAGATTTATAATTTGACTTCCTTGAAATTTCTGCTAAACTTACTGCATGCGTCTAGAACAAATTCGTGAAATGGTGGAACGAGATATTCCTATCGACAAGACGGAACTTGGTGACGAGTCGGCTAGAATTCCACAGTTGCATAACAAGTATCTGAATCTGTTTCACGACGAGCGGTTGATCTTAAGCAAGATGAACGCAGATTTCAATGTGCTGCGTAAGAACAAGTGGGAGTGGATGACAGGTAAACTTAGTCAAGAGCAGTTGGCTGCTTTAGGTTGGGAACCATTTCAAATTCGTATTATGCGTCAAGATCTTGAACTGTATATGGATGCGGATGCTGATCTCAACGAAGCACAGGCTAAAATTTCTTTGCAAAAGGAAAAGACTGAGTATCTTGAGTCCCTGCTAAAGGCTATCAATCAGCGTCATTGGGTTATACGCAACGCAATTGAATGGCGAAAGTTCACTCAAGGCGTTGTATAACGCTTCCGCAGACACCCCTAAATATAGGGGATATGTCTGTGATTTCTGCAACATGTTTTAATACTGTTCATGCTCGCATTTACGCCGAGCCTGGTGTGGCTCGTGAGATACAAGAGTATTTCACTTTCGATGTGCCTAACGCAAAATTTACACCTGCTTACAAGAATCGTTATTGGGACGGTAAGATTCGATTGTTTTCTCCGTTCAACGGATTACTGTATATCGGCTTGTTGGACTATCTGGCTGCGTTTGCAAAAGAACGCGGTTACACTCTAGAACTTGATAAAGGCTTTACGCAAAAGCCACCACAAGTCACTCCTGAACAAATAGTCGAATTTCTAGACACCTTAAAACTTGCTGCAAACGGCAAGCCTATCAAGCCGCATCCTCATCAGTTAGATGCTATCGGTGCTGCGGTAAACCGTGAGCGGGCTTTGCTGTTGTCTCCCACTGCAAGCGGCAAGTCGCTTATCATTTACTCGCTGCTTAGATGGTATCAAAATATTATACCACCTGACCGAAAAATCTTGATTGTGGTTCCCACCATATCACTAGTGTCTCAAATGAAATCAGATTTTGCAGACTATTCCAAGACTACAGATTGGGATGCGGAAGAAAATTGTCACACCATCTTTGGTGGGCAGCAGAAAATGGACTCACGACAAATAGTAATCTCCACATGGCAATCTATTTACGAACTGCCTAAGGCTTATTTCGATCAGTTTGAAGTTGTAATTGGTGATGAGGCTCACCTGTTTAAAGCGCAATCTTTAACTTCCATAATGACAAAACTCACCAAGTGTCCGTATCGTATTGCACTAACAGGAACCTTGGATGGAACTAAAACCAATAAACTGGCTATTGAAGGCTTGTTTGGGCCAACCTTGCAAGTAACAACAACACGAGATCTGATTGACAGCAATCTGTTGTCCACTATCAGCATTGACTGCATTGTATTGAACTATCCTGCTGAAGTTTGTCAAACCATGCGAGAAGCATCGTATCAAGACGAACTTGAATTTTTAGTTACAAACACGCTTCGTAACAAGTTTATAACTAATCTTGCTTTAAGCACCAAAGGCAATACCCTAGTTTTATTTCAATTCGTAGAAAAGCACGGCAAGCCGTTACACGAATTAATTCGTAAAAAAGCCAAAGGCAGACCTGTATTCTTTGTTCACGGTGAAACTGAAGCCGACTATCGTGAGTCTGTTCGTCACATCACTGAAAGTGAAGACAACGCGATCATTGTAGCCTCGTATGGAACCTTTTCTACAGGCATTAACATTAGAAGTTTAAAAAATATCATCTTTGCCTCGCCGTCCAAGAGCAGAATTCGAGTTTTACAGTCTATAGGCAGACAACTACGAAAAAGCGAGAAGAAGGATAAGGCTCATCTTTACGATATTTCTGATGATCTGCGATGGAAAGCCCGTAAAAATCATACCTTAAAGCATTTCGTGGAGCGAGTAAAGATATATTCAGAAGAAGGCTTCCCGTATAAACTTATAAAATTGCCGGTGATGTCAAAAAATACTTCAACCTAAATAGAGGTAGTTTTAAAACCACTCATTCTCTTTAAAGGGGTAATAACACATGGCATTAGAATACCACTGGATTGGTGCTACCGGCAATTCAATCAACAAATACGACTGGAACAGTTTAAACAACTGGCTAGTATACGATTCCACAAAACTAAACACAATCGTTGGGCCTTGGAGCCGTGCAACTCGCGTTCCTGAGGCTCTTGATACCGTTAAAGTTGGTGAAAAATTCCACTGCTTTAGTCCGCTTCTGTTCGGTGGTTACACTGGTGGTTTAACCCACAGCAGCGGTTCTTGGGGTATTGCAGGCGGCGTAACAAGCGCAACCGCAGGTGTTACTGACGGTGGTTTGGGCTCGTTTATCTATGTGTCCGACAAGCAAGCCGGAGATTTCGGGGCATCAATCTCTACTGCTCTGATTTACGCTCCAGTTGCTGTTCAATCAAGAACGCCCACATCGCTTTGGGGATCTTTCGACGGTGGTGTATACGATTTTGTGGAAGCATTGGAGTTGATTAATCCACACATTTCTCAACTGTCGGCAACTGGATCAGCATCTTACGATTACTTCGATTCAATGTATCCGTTCCCATACCTTGGTGGCGGATTGACTGGTGATATCTTGAAGTGGGTTTACACTCAACACAAGACCTCTTACGAGGCTCATGCTGCTGTAGGAAATTCAGCCTATGCCGCAGCAAACGCATGGGTTGGTGGTGGCGCGACCGGCACACTTGAACCAAGAACGCAAGAACTAAGAATTCGCGCAAAGCGAGTTGAGATGACTCCTGGTTCAGGCAATACTCCTTATCAGAACACAAGAATTGTTAACATTAAAGTCAATCCAGACCGCGAAAAGATTGGTGGAACAGTTGCAACTAATGTGTTGATAAATCAATACGAAAATCCATACCACTACTACACTGTTAAGAATGCTGTGGCAAGAGGCATTCAGATTCAAGGCGATGCTAGCGTTGAACTGCTTGGTGTAACCGCAGCACAAGTCAACTCTGATATGCACAGCACACTAAAGACGGATCGTAATTGCAGTCTAGGTGGTCTTCGTGTTCAAAGTGGACAAAACACGGCTCGCTACAATGTGTGGCCTCTATACTTTGCAGGTCAAATCACTGCTGGTGCTCTTAATGCGGTATGGGGTGCTCTATCACAAACCATTCCAGTAAGTCCTTTCGCAAACGCAATCACAATTGATCCTGCGCCAGCAAACTTAGCAGGAACTGGTTTAACTTCAACGGTTCAAACCAGCAATCTAAGCCCATACATCGGTATTGGAGAGTATCAAGGCGGAACATCACACTTCGCCACAATTCCATCACTAATCTTGAACTCACCAGGTGAAGGTGGAGGCCCCAAGCACAGCCTACAGTTTATAGGTTCCGCAAAGATTGCTGAAGTTGAACTAAAAGGTGGCGAGTTTGTTCCTTCACTGTTGTTGACTAATGGCGATCCTTGCGAAGTTTATGTTGGTAGTCTAAACATCTCCAACAATGCAATCGTAAAAATGAATGTCAATCCGGCGTTCGATTCGCTGTTCATGGGTGGTATCACAGGAACCAATCCAAGCAACTTCCGTTTAATCGGCGGAATCAATGCGTTGGATGACACTTGTGTGATCTATCCAGACACAGGAATTCGTCTAGTAAACACCAAGATTCTAGAAGGTGGTCAGGACGCTTCAGGCAAGAAGAGCAACACATTCTTCACCGTAAGCAGAAACGATATCGTATCCCTACAAGGCTTGTTAGGTATCGAACAACCGAAGATTGCTCTCGACTGATCCGCAGTATAAATCCTTACAAAGAACGACTCCGAAAGGGGTCGTTTTTTGTTTTTCGCCGAAATGCTATAAGTTGTGGTGTTTAGTCACCTAAATACTATTAGTCTTATGCTTAGAAGTTCAGTTAAAATTCTTCGCTTCAAGATCGGTGACACGATAATCTGTGGGCTAACTCATAATTCAGATACCAACGAGTATCTTATTGAAAAGCCTATGCAAATTTCCATGCTTCCCATTGTAGGCAAAAAAGGTGTTCAATCCATGAGCATCTACATGCAAGAATGGCTTGAATACGCAAAAGAAACCGTATTCAAAATTCCTGCTGATGTGGTAATGCTGATTGCCACACCTGAAGATGAAATGGCGGAAGAGTATATGGATGCTTTAGAGAAGAATGAACTGCACCGAATTCAAAGAGATTTCGAAAAAATATCAAAAAATTACGGTGAAGACGACTCGGAAATAGGTGACAACCCTTCAAATATAGGTTATAATAACGAGCAGTATGATAC